GATTTTACTTAACAGGTCGTAATATTTATCTTCCATTTGTTTATATAATGCTTCATTTACTTTAGTATCACCAAATTTAGCTTTTTTTCTTATCTGTGGTATAGAATTTATCTTTTTGCTTGTTAATCACATTGCTTGTGAAAAGTTACCTGCAAACATAGAAGATTCGCTACCAACAGCTCACTTACTGAACATATCTTTCAGTATATTCTCTATAGAATAAGCCTTGTATTTTCTATTTCAAGAATAAGTAAATCACTTGAAAATCTTTTTTTCTGTAAGCTCTGCTCTATCACCTATAAATTCTTTAAGTTTTGGATATTCTCTTGTTATATATCACTGATTTCCTTGCGAATCAGTCAGAAATTCTTCAACAGAATAGCTAGGAGCACCAGTTTCTTTAGCTATTTGGTTAATTCTATCTTTGACTCGTCATCACTTCTTTATAAATAATACAGGCTGTGGAACTCTTGGTGAATATATATCAGCTGTAAATATCTTATTCTTGCTAGACATTTTAGGGTCAATCAAATTTGAATTACCTATTAGGGTTATATCTCAGAAATCCTCAAATGGTATTCATTTTTCTGTAATTGCAATACTAGGTCAAGGCATACCTCCTAGTTCTTGTATTTTTCTCATTTTTTCTATACTGAGGTTATGTAATGCTACTAGATCATCCCCCTTACTAGCTACTTTCTTTAAGTCTTGCATTCATACTTTCTTAGCTAGTTCATCTCAACTCTTTGCACTATCAGGTCATAGTCATAATCACATCTTCTTTAGTATGCTAGGTTTTTCAGGAGTTCGTTTATTCTTCTTTAGTAACTCTACTGCTTTTTTATAGCTTACTCATGGTTTCACTTTCTTAGCTGCTTCTAAAAATACTTTCTCAGGGTCTGCTTTAGGCATCAATTTCCTTATCATTTTTAGTATTCAATCAGGTCTTCCTGTTGCTACATCTATTACAGTATCTAATGCATCCATACCTCCATGTTTGATTGATTGTTCTAGTAATCATTTCTGTAATGGGTCTCAGCTTAGTTCTGTAGCTATTCTTGAGAATATAGCATCATCCATAAGGTTTCTTCCTGTATATTTCTTTATAGTATCAAATATATGTGCTGCTTCTCCTGATTTCATGCTTAAAGCACGTCTTAGTAGTAATCCAAACTTAGCATCTGTATCTCACTTCTTGTTCATTTCTGTAACAAACTCTATAAGGTCAGAGTATTCATCAAACAATGCTTTCTGTGTGTTACTCATAACTGCTCTACCTACTTCTCTTGCGTTATGACTTAGTTTTCTTGAGAATGATTTAGTAATATCACTTGCAGTACCTCACATCTTAGTAGCAAACTTAGCATTGTTTCTAACTCATGTCAGGAAGTCAAAGAATGAGTCCATGCTTCAAGATTGTTTAAGTATTATATAGTCAGAGTACATCTTCTGAATAACTTTTATATCTCATTCTTGTACTAATCATTTAACTTTTCAAGGCATTCTAGTAATCTTACCATTCTTTATGAATAGATTTAACTCACCTAGTGAATCATTAAAGTATTTATTTATTTTATCGAATGAATCAAATGGTATTTTTATATCAGATACTTTCTTTTTGAAATCTCCAATAGCAGTACCTGCATCATTCATTATCTTAGTCACTTCATTTTTAGCTAGTGTTGCTTCATCTACTGCTGTCTGTAATGTTGTAGGTGCATCTAATGATGCTTTTCTTGCTCATGCAACGTCTACATACTTCTCAAACTTAGTAGGGTTTGAAGATATAGCATTCAATGTAGCTTCGTTCATTCATGCTCTCTTCATACTATTAGTCAGTTCAGGTCATCCTTGCTCTAGTATCTTTCTAGTAGCTGCTTCTTCTGTGATTTCACCTAGTTTAACCTTCTTAGATAAGTCTGTTACTACCTCAGAAGATAATTTATTCGCTCCAAACACCATATCTGATATTTTAGAGAATCACATAGGCACTAATATTTCTAATAGTGGTCATCTAATGAAGTCTAGCTTATCTACATCTTTAGGGTCAGATCATAACCCATATCTAACTTCTTCTCCTAGTCCTACCATTCATGCTTTAGTAATACCTGCTTTAGAGAATATACTACCAGTAGGTCTAGCTCATCATGCAACTGATAATAAAATATTTGTACCAATCTCTCCTGCTTTACCAAAACCTGACTCAGGGTTTACTCCTCATCTTGAGAACGCATCAGAAACTATTTGTTTTCATTGAGTACCTATTGATCTTAGCATTCATACTCATTTATCTGTTTCAAACTTAGAAGGTATTTTGAACCTAGACTCCATTTGCGTTATCTCCTTAGGTGTTGCTCATGCTCTTTTAGCTATATTCATCATAGATGTATTCATCTTTCATGTTTCTCATCATGCTAATACTTGGTTTGATTTCTGTCTTAATCATGCTAAAGTATTTCAAACGAATTTAGGTACTTCTCTAGCAGCTCAAGCCATTGTTTCTAGCAAAGGGTTTCATCACATATAAAATTCAGGTTTCTTGTATGCTGTTATAGCCTTTCGTGGTTCTTTTGGTTTATCGTTTCTTTTTTTCATAATAAAAGACATTGCTTGTTCTTTAGTACCTCATTTTTCTTTAACTCTTAAAATCAAACCCTTTTCTTCGTTTGTTAGAACTCAAAGGCTACTCCTGTTTAGTACAGGAGATGGTGCATAAGAAGGACTCACTTTCTTTATCTTAGAAGGGTCTAGTTTCGAAAAGTCTATCATTATATTGCTCTTATGATAAAAAGTCTTCTATTTCTTGGTCATCTGCTGCGTTAGGGATGTATACTTCATTTATTCATGGTGCTGTTCCTCCTGTTGATTGTGCTTGTGCATTTGTCTGTGTTTCAAGAGGTTGTGCAGGTTCATCTTTACCGTAATTTTCTAAGAATGCTTTCTTTTCAGCTGCTACTAATGATTTCTCTTTTCATTGCATTACTGCTCTAATAGCTATAAGTTCTCATTGGTAATCTTTTCTACTCATTCTTCTATCTAGTTTACTAGCTGAACTTCTCAATATCTTCCATTCTCCTTCACTCATTGCACCAAATGTAGCTCCTGCTGCTTTCGCTTCTATAAATGTATCTAATGTAAGATTGTCTTTAATAAAGTCATGTACTACTGAGAATTTCGCAGTATCTCATCATGTAAATCATAGACCGAATCAAGATCATTTCTGTTCTCTCCATGAAAGACTCAATAGTTCGTTTATATCGTTTATTTGTTCTACGTTTTCATTTGAAACTGTTGATTTATTGTTAGCTCTATAGTCTAATATTTCTTGCATAATATCTTGTGACTCTTTATCGCTACCTACTTGATCTTTTATTTGTGATTCTTTTAGTTGTCCACCTATAACCATTTGTGCAACTGCTGAAAGAGATCATATCTCTCATCCTCATAAAGCACTATAATCATTTCAAACTTCTGATGTAGAACCTTCTGCTACTTTAATTCCTGATAGTATTTGTTCAGCATTCATTCCTGATATAGGTGAATTAAGGTCTAATCAAGTAGTTTTAGCTACTGTGTTCTTATATCAAGATCATGCTCAAGAACCTCATACCCATACATCTAATAATCTATCTAATGATTCTCATGGTTTTATTACTCTTGAACCACCGTCTATCTTAGCTTGTAAATCTTTTTCTACTCATTTATATCATGCATCTCTACTAGGGAATACCAAGAAGTTTCTACTAACTCAGTCAATTCCTACTACCGTAGAATAACCTATAGCATATTCATCACCTGTACCTCATACAACAAGGTTTCAAGGGTTATTCAAATCATTACCAACATTTCATGTAAATGCTAAAGAACCTGTATTGTCTCTTTTTCTTTCATTTGTTAAATCTACTAATGGTCATTCTCTAGGAGATGAAGTAGCCTGTGGAAAACTACTAAATTCTAACTCACCTGTCTGTGCGTTTGTTCTTTCATATAAACCAGTATCTTCATTATACGAAAACTCATTAAACTCAGTAGGTGCAGCTATTCATGCTTTAGCTTTAGCAGCAGTTGTTATAGCAGCTGATCTTAGATGTTCAGGAATACTTTCTAATACGTTCTTATCTATGTTACCTTCGTTATCTATCAATAGTTCTGCATAAGCTCATGCTTCTGATATTTCTAATTCTGTTAATGGTACATCACTTGCATGTGCTGCTGACAAGTTCAATAGGTCTTGTATCTTCTCTTCGTATGTTGCGTTGTTCTGTCTATTGTATTCATCTGCTGCTAATGCTGAATCCATAGCATATTGTGAGTTCATATTCTTTAGTGTATTTATTCTATCTTGGTATCATTGCAACTGCTTTGAAGTAGCACCGTTTACTTTAGCTTTATATAGAGCCAATGCTGTACTTCTTTCAGCTTCTAGTATTCTTGAAGAATTCTCTATATTTGATTGTATGTCTCATGCTCTTTCTGCTGCTGCTGATGATCTACCGAATCAAGAGAAACTAAACACAGTTTGTGCTGCATCCTTTTCTCTTTCTCATGCATCTCTTAGCCTATCCTCTTGTTGTTGATAGTAAGCTGCTAGTCTTTCTTCTTCTGCTGATATAAGTCATTTATCTATAGCTTCTAGCTCTCTTTGTTTTTGGTCAAATTCAGTTTGTGCTTGTGCTGCTCATGCAAAGTCTTTCTCTTCTGTTAGTGAGTCTTGTTGCATCTTCTGTATTCTTCTTTGTGCTTTCATAAACCTCACTTGTTCTTCTTGGGTGAGTTTACCTCCGTTTTGTACTTTAACGGTAGCTGAATCTACATAATCAAAAAGTTGGTCTTGTGTTAGGTCGTTGATACTTCAAGTATCGAATGCTGTAAAAGGTTCTTGTGTTGGTTGTTCTTTCTCTAGCGAGACTACAGGGTTTTCTGTAGTAGCTACTGTAGGTTGTGCTTGTATTTGTGGAGTACCTATCCAATCTCTTTGTGTTAAATTAGTACGTTCTACATCTACTGTAGGTATATTATTAGCTACAGGTGCTACCTCTTGTTGTGTAACAGGAGCAACTCCCACATCAGCAAGACTAGGAACAGAAGGAATTTCTTCCGTAGGGTTATTTTGTCTCCTTATTTTATCTTTAAGGTTTACGAATACCATTTATGTTGTCTTATAAGTAAATGTTATAATACTACTGTTGCTGTGATTGACCTAAGTTTTATAGCATATGATATTCTAAAGTTTTTTACTTGCATATCCTTATTCGCATCTACTTCATTATCTCTACCATATAATTGGATGTTTTGTCATGCAGTAACTGTTATATCATCTGATACTGCAAAACGATCTGTAGTTGTTCAACTGACTGTCTTCTCTGTTCATTCAGCAACTCAGTCTACATATATTTTTGTAAACATATTATAATTACTTGAAGAATTCATTTTATACTCTCGTGATGCTTTATATGTTCAAGCAAAATCTATATCTATATCCTTTAGTTTTTCGTATGTTGTTCATGGGGAAGAATTTTGCACTGTACTATCAGAAGAAGCTAATAACACATCTCATGTAACAATATCGTATGCTACTTGTTTAGCATTTATATATCTAGTTTCATCTGTACCAGTAACAACCTCTGTATCTGTAGCCATTTCTACTGTACCCTTTAATGTAGCACTTGCAGGTATTGCTTCTCTTATATCATTAAGATCTATACTCTTAGCTGCATCACTATCTGCACTATCTGCTATACGTATTTTATCTGCTCATACTGCACTACCTTTGTCTGCAAGTTTAGTAGGTGATAACTGTCATGGAGTAGCCACTAATAATGCTCATGTTTCTCACGTGTCTGTTTCTGCTAGTATTTGTGCGTCAGTAGCTATTTCTACTTTACCTGCTACCGTAGCACTTGCATTAACTACAGAACCTGTAGCGAATAAAGCCCATGCTCAACCTATGTATTGATTATTTGCTCAGTCTGTTGTGTTATATATAACCATTCCATTTACAGGACTAGTAATAGCTGCATCTCTTGCAGCATCATCAGCATATATAGCAAATCATTTAACGTCTCAATCTATCTTAGAATTTATAGCATCAGCCATATCCTTCCAAAAAGCGAAGTTGTCTCCTATCAATGCTACACTACCTACTGAATGTGATTGTGCTGAATAGTTTAGTCATGCTCCCTTCTCTAATGTTATGTTTATTACGTTTGCTGTCTTATTAGTAGGATTTACACTATCTATCTCTCATAACTGCATATTAGACTTTCAAGGATTAACTACTAAGTAAGTAGTAACTCATGCAGGAAAAGTAATAGCAGGTACACTATTTAAGTATACAGTACCAGTTGAACCATCCCAAGCCTGTGCTAGTTTGGTATCAAAGTCATCTACTAACGGATAAGTGGTTAGGTTTGTCATTATAGTATATTATTATAAATAGTTACTTCTTTAGGTTCTCCTTCTACGTTAATTCTAAACTTCTCTAATATCCATTGTAATCAATTTGCTTTCATTTCAACCTGTATGTTAGATCATCTTGTGAAAAATTGTACTCTTACGTTAAATGGGTAAACATCTAATGCTTCCGATCATACACCAAAAGGTAATGTTCCTATAGAGTTTACTCATAATGCTATACCGTTTAGATCTAGGTTATTATCAGTCACTATACCAGTTCAGATAGAATCTCCATCAACATATACGTTAATTTCTAGGTCTTCTCCTTCTGCTTTATATCCTATCACGTCTACAAAGTCAAAGTCTTTATATTGTGCAGGGTCATTAAAGTCGAATGGTTTAGTCTTTATTGCGTAATCTATTGCTACTCAAGCATCCGTAAATCATGTTTCAAATTCATACATCTGTCATCCACTAGCACTAGCAAATAATAAATGTCGTACACCGTCTGTATCTTTATACGTTCAGTAATCATATATGTTAGGTAGTGTGTATTGTGTCCATGCTCATACACTAGAGTTTCTTACTAATGTAGTATCAGGTCTATTGTCGTTGTCTGTATCAAAAGAGAAATAATAGTTGTTTAGTATCTTATCATATATAGCACAACCACTATTGTATTGTTTTCTTGGAATATCTTCTGTAAGTGATCTAACCTCTACTGATAATGGGTCGGATTCTATACCTGAAACATCACCTACTCATTGTCTATACTTTAAGCCATCTATACCTCTTTCATTGAAGTACAAGAGTGTGTTGTTTACACTATGAGTACATCTATCTGCATATCATCATGTTTGTGTATCTATAGGGTCTGCTTTCTCTGCAGATACATTTATAGAATAACTCTTTTGGTCTTTGAATACTACTACTACTTGGTTGAACTCATTCATACCGTTTATTACTCATGCTTCATCTCCTCATACTACTACTACGTTCTCATTTATGTTTGTACCGTCTGCAGGTGCTGCATTAGTATAATACAAAGTAGAAGGGTTTGCATCATCTCCTGCACCATACATTCTATCTCATTGGTATTGTAAGTATCTCGTTCTAGGTTCTGATAGTTTCCTAAACTGCAAGGTTCAAGTACCGTCATCTGTAAAGTCTAATGCAGTACCTCACTTTTCTGTAGAGATAGTGAAGTTATCGTTGTCTATATTTGTTACATAATATACTTGATACTCTACCACCTCTGCAGGTAATGTTCAAGAAGTTTCTACAAAGAATACTTCATCATTAGTAGATAATCAATGTGTAGCCTTGTTTACATACTCTGTAGTGTTATCAAACGTACAAGTAGTCAATGCTCATAATCCTATCTGTGTATAAGTTGTTCAATCATAACTAGCATAAGGGTTTACACCGTCACACATATAACACACATTCTTATATACTGCAAAGTCTCGTCTAGTTCTTTCTGCAGTCTTTCATGCTAGTGTTTCATATTCTATTAGGTTAGCGAACACACTATCCCAATCACTAGTTCATTCATTGTATTTATACAACGTAGTTCATGCTACTGCTAGTAGTATCCTTTCTAGTGTATCATCTGTTTGATAGAAGAACGTAGAAGTTATAGGTGCTGAACCTATAGCATTACCGAACGTCTTATATCATAGTCTTGTCTGTAGTTGTTTAGCATTATTGTAAAACATGTTCTTTGTTTGCACAAAAGAATTATCTTGTATAGTAGAAGGCTCATTCAGATCAAGCCCTCATAGAATATCATTGAATCTCTTAATAGCCATTTAGAATGGTTTCCCTGAACGATGTAAATAAGTTTCTTTCCACTTAGGTTCACACTTAGCACATACTATAATAAGTTCTCCGTCTTTAGTCATAACCTTCTTAGGTTCTTGCATAGTACATTCTACTTTAGGTGCTTTCTTTACTACTGTCTTAGTAGTTCTTTTTGCTCTAGCCATAATTATATAATAATAAATAAATTAGTAACCGTATCATCCACTCAAAGCAGATCAATTATTACTACTTGAACTTGCACCTCCTCTAAACAATAAGTTATCATCATTAAAGAAGTATTTCATCATCAATACTGCTATAGCTTCTTCATAAGCAATCTTCCATACATTGATACTATCATACTTTTGTACTGGTTTCATTAGAATATATGCTGTATAACACAACAATGCATCATTATAATCTTCAGGCAGTAGAGAATCTTGTGAATCACTTATCTTAGACAATCATTTGTCGTAGTAAAGTGGTATAGAGTGTACTTCATTTGGTGTAGGAACTAAGTTAATGTTCCCACCCCTTATATAGTATCAAAAAGGTTGTCCGTTAGCCAAGGTTCAAAGTTTAATGAAATCTTCAAACACCATCTTAGTTAATGGAGAACCGTTTAGAGTCAAAGCATTTACCTTACCGAAATCAGTAGGTAAAGTATATCCTTGTATTCATGCTACCGTAGTAATAGTAGTGCTTGTTTCTTGCTCTTGAGTATCCATTCACATATCTGCTTGAACCTTTCTGTAAGCAATGTTAATTTTCCTCTCTTTAGAAGAGAATCACCATATCTTATTGTTAGGGTCACGAACGTAATCCTCATTGAGTGTTGTTACTAAATCTGCTAGTGAAGTCATATATGTTTATAATGGGATAGATAACCCATTTATACTCATTTTTTATACATTGCAACTTTATTATCAAACTTATATATAGCAACAAAACCATTGACTATCCCTGCATCTACATCAAATGCGTTAGAAGTCTTTAGGTCTACGTTTAATGCTCATACACTTTCTGCTGCTAGATAATACTCTATCATTTCTTTCTTCTTTTGTGTAGAGATCTTATTACCTCTTATCTTCTTCTTATGCTCTAACTGTTCTTTGTTCTGTTGTAACCAATACCGATACTCCTGAAAATCTATTTCACACATACTACACTTCAACCATCTCATATACTCCAATAGAAGACATTCAGACGATTTAATCGCTGCTATGTCTCTATCTTCCATATACATTAAAGCCATTACTTCATTAGTGATAAAAGTTCATCTGTACTTAATTCATTTAATTGTTCAGGAGTTATATCTATGTTAATATTCTTAACCTTATCAGTTATTCTTTGTTTAATCTTATTGTATTCTTTTATAGCTGACATTTTGTTTGAATAATCAGTATGTTGCTGCACAAGGAATAGTAATTGTCTATCTACAAATTGGTCGTTAAGTCCTCATTCTTCAAGCAAACTATTGATTCTATCTATAACCTTAACATTGCTTAACAGTCTTGATGATGCTGCACACGCAGTTTTATACCAGTTCTTTTGTGACTTATCTATATCATAAACTTCTATATAACATTGCACTCAGTTACCAAATAAGTCTATATCGTGATTGATATATAAATTACAAAACTCTTCTTGTTTTGGGTTAAGTCAAAACTCATTCTTACCACTTTCTTTTATCTTTGGAATTTTCTTATCTGTTCTAGGCATATTTATTTATTAAGTAAATCATCATATATATCTTCTAACACTATTTTAATACTTTCTACTATAAAAGCAATAGGGTTTTCTTGTTCGTTAGATATTTGGAATATTCACTTAGTCATCTTGTTTATATGTTCGTCTACTCGTTCTTGTTTATTCATCATACAACATATTAAATAAATAGTCTATAGGGTCTGATGATATTACGCATTGCATTTTGTGGTATTTGCTTAGCATTATAGTATATCAATAGTTACATCATCTCTGTGTCATTCATTGAAACATAACCTCAAAGAAGTTACTACTCTTATTGTATAGTATGTCGTATATAGTTCATCTTTCGTACTCTCAATCTGATCTTAATGTATAAATTTCTCGTATTTCATCATCCTCGTCAATAGAATTATCATCTATTTTTAGTGTATTATACACAGCCCCTTTCTCTATCCACTTATCTAATAATCGTTGTAGTTTTTCTTGATCTGTAAACTCT